CCAGCTCGAACCGACCGTTATAGTAAACCGGACGATTTTCTTTTACGGACTTTTCCCGAACGTCACGCAGCGTTAACAAGGTTTTGCCTGTGCCATTAGCCCCAGTGCGGAGATAGATCATTTTCCGACCCACCGCTTAAGAGTGTCACCCGTGAGGCCATCAATGGTCATCCGAGCCACATACGCAGACGCCAGCATGGAGATACAAACACCGACCTTCAACACACCGAGAAGGCCAATGATCGAAGGCGGCAGGGACTGGAGGTTTGTAAGAGCCATATCCCGCAGCCAAGTGAGCGAGGTAGACAAGCCCGTGAAGGTAACGACGGAGATACCAAGGGCAATCAAGACACGACCAGCAATCGAGCCAGCGACATTGATAAGACCACCGAGAAGAGAGGCAATAAAAACTGGCATCACGCAGCCCCAAAGACGACACGGACGCAGACCAGAGAGGTAACAGCGACAGCAATCAAGCCGAGAATTTCAAGCCACTCATTGAGGCGAGTCATTTCAACAATGACGGTATTGCCGGCAACCGTAAGCGTGAGGTCCGAGAGGCCCTGAGAAACGAACACAGGCGCTTGGCTGAAGGACGCACCGGAGAGAGCGACGGAAGTACTCCCCGGTAATTCGGCAGTCTGATCCCCGGTTTTACCCTTCTCCACGTCATAGAGAGAGGACTCAGCGGAGGACTTATCAAACATCTGGCAATTGCGTTGATGTTGCTCACGCGCAATAGAGCATTGAAGGGCATCACCATCGCAGGAGAAGCCAGCATCACAACTACCCCCGAACGATCCACTTTTACAGATTGAGAGAGTAGGGTTTTCTTCGCAAAATGCCTTCTGCGGCTTTTCTTGCTTTTCCGTTGAAGTCTGACCGGCACCACCGCCGGCCGGGACCGTAGTTGTTGTTGTCGTAGTAGTGCAGTTGGCACCATCGCAGGACGTCTCTTTTGTTTTCGTCGTCGTACTGCCATCCGGGTTCGTGGTTTTCGTTTCGTCATTGGTACTAACAGGCTTGTCACCCGTTGGAGGAACGCACACAGATACACCGTTAACGGTACCGGAGAAGGTACCCGGCTTACATGGAGTTGGAGCGGGCGCGCCGGGCTTATCAGAGTCAATAGGCGGCAGCTTTGGAGGCACAGCGGCAGCGTTATCAGCCTTTGCCTGATCGCAAGTCTTGCCGCCGACCACACCGGTACCGTAGAGGGTTTTTACACCGCTGGAGGTAGACGAGGCCGACCACGAAATATCAATTGAGCAGCCAGCATTCCCACCGAGAGAGGCGCAGACGGTATTCGTAGCAGCAGGATACGGAGTGCTGTAGTAGTTTTCAACTTGACCCTTGTTATTTGCACACTTCGCGGCCTGGGGATCACTGCCCGGAGTTATCTCACAGCCGAGGAACACACCAGAACCGCTTACCTTTGCGCTAGTGGGCGGAGGGCAAATAGGGATGCACTGCTGGATAGAGGGCCAGTACTCTTGACCGGAGGGACACGGCACTAAGATACAGGCGTCATTCGACGCATTGACGCTCAGAGGGGATTCGCACTTGCAAGAACCATTGACAAGGCCGCCAGCAACAGCAGGAGAGGGGGCAGTAGTGTCGCAGGATGGATAAGGCGCTTTGGGTTGTTTGTTCAGCCCGACAGCGGTATGAAGGTTGTATGTAGGGTTGTAGAGGTCGCAACCATAGTCCGGCTTGGTGCCAGTGAGGACGCCTTGACGATAGTTACCGTTACCGTCTACACCATAAGCAATGGCGGCAGCATCACAGGCAGCACCAGCCGTTAACCACGGTCCCGTGGGGTTTCCATTGCCAAGCAATCGCTGATATTCGTACTCGTCAACAATCAAATGAGCGGGATAGGTGCCAGACGCGAGAGCAGGACCGACAGAGAGGAGAAGGAGTGCGACTACTCGGAGAAGATAAGCCATGCGGCCCCCAGTAGTGCAACAACGACGAAAAAGCCCATGGAGTACCCCTTGAAATTCTTGGAAGGGCCACAAGTGACCCAACCAGCAATTCCCGAGGGAATTACATAGCGCGACGGATCCACTTGTAGGCTTTGATCGCAACGACCACGCCCAACACAGCAGCACCGACCAAACCAATTGGCACCAGCTGCGCGCCAATAGTGCCGGTCACGTCAGCGACGTCAACAGCAGCACCGGGAGCAGCGAAAGCCAAACCAGACACCAGAGAGGCCGAAGCCAGAGCGATTTTTTTCATCATTCACTTTCAGAGTTAGAAACACTGTCGACATTCAAGGCCCGGATGACTTGGCGTATGCCCCACCCCGCAGCCCAGACCAGCAGGACAGCACCGCTGATTAGGGTCCCTTCTTCAAGGGATAAATCAAACGGGGGAACCGATACCTCATGCACGACAGTGCAAGGCGACACGTTGCAAATAACAGTGACAGGCTCAGACACGAAGACCCCCTAAGAAACCAGATTCCTAAACCCGCAGCGCTATCACAGCGTTAACAGGCTTAGAAACGGGACTCTTAGGAGGCCTTGAGAGGTTTAAACCCTACGAATGAGGGTTCGAGAGTGTTGCGTTCCCAATGGACACGGCAACCATAGATCGGGGCATAAGACCCCGGAGGAATGACCGGTAGCGGCTGATCGCGTTCCGGCCAAAAGTCATAGGTGAACATGGATTGCGTACCGTCATCCAATGTCGCCAGCCCTTGAAGGGTCAGGAACTTGAAAGGCTTGCCAGCCTTGGAGATTTTTTCAGTCGCCTTTGACACAAGGACTTGTAATGTCGAAACATTCATAATGTTATGGTGCATCACTGCATTTAGGGTTAATAAGGTTCCATTTATACCATAACTAACGAGGAACGCAAACGAATGGCAAATTACGTGACAAACACATGGACAGTGATAAAGCTCAACCCAACCATAGGCCGAAAGGTCAAGGCAATAGCAGCTATCAGAGGGGTAACGATGGCGCGTCTAATTTCGGACTTCGCAGAGGACCTAATCGCCCAGACGCCCAGAGAATCGCTCGATCTGGTGATTGAAAAATATACGGAGCCGCGCCCGATGAGGAAGCCGCAGAAAGGAACACTTCCAGAACGTCAAGGAAAGTTAAAGCTCTGACAACGTAGCGATTTAACTCAGGGTGAAGACCCCGAGTACCACGATAAGAGGGATGACCCTGTAAATTGTTTTCCCCGATGGACTTGCCGACATACTTGGCGAGATAGCCAGCAAGCCGATCAATGGCCCACTGGCGACGGACCTGCCCACGAACCCGCGGGGACGTTATATCCACATTACCCGGCGTCTCTGCGACGTCAAGAAGAACAGGCTTTCCCTCAGAGGAAAACGCCACTTTCTCACCGATAGCACGCCACCAAAAACCGCGCAGCTTGTCGATATTCCAGAAGCCACGCAACGCAAGATGAAAATGCCACACAGCAACGCCAGTGCGAGCCAGCCGCCGAGGCTGAATCTCAGGGACAGCCGCGAACTTGAATTCGTCACCCCACTCCCGGCGACAGATCGCGAGGAACTTGGTCAAAGTGGCATTAGCCTCAAGATAATCAGTAACCTCCCCGCGAAACGTCAGCGTAAGAAGGCGATCGGCACCAATGGACTTGATAAGCCAACGGAGCTTTTGCTTCGCTCTACGGGCTACCCGTTGTTCATTGCTCTCGACTGATTCCCGCTTCGGCTTTTCACCTGGACACAAAGAGGACAAGGAAACACCGTACAGGCCCTTAGCGGTAACACGGTTGTCATCACCGGAATCATGAAGCCATGCGTTGATCCGCTCGACCTCAGAGGGGGCCTGAGCGTGAGAGCGATAAATCAGTTCAAAGTCACCGTGGGGAAAATCCCGACGCCACATGCGGCCGGAAACCGGATTTTCAGTTGCGCCCACCATGGAGGCAGGAGATAATTGGGCCATGTGGCGTTAATCCTTTAGTACGGAACGTCATAGGACCGGGGGCCTGCAAGCCGACCGGTCCATTTTTTTTGCCCATTGTATACCTTAGACACCATAAGAACTGGCATGTTCGTAAGTTGTCCTATCTTCAAGTCTAAGCAGCAGGGGCGGCGCGCTGCGCTTGCCGCCGCCCCTGCTGCTTTGCCTCCGAGTGATGGTTGAGAGGTCGTTGCAGTCACCATGGGGCCTTGCCCCATACCCCACCCCATACCCTACGGGCCAGCCCTAATCGGGCTTTATGTGGCCCCTTGTTGTCTCTCAGGATGTGGACGGGAACCAATAGCTCCATTAGGTTGCACAGGTTGCGCGCCCCAATCCATGAAATAACCGTTCTTGACGATCTGCAGGCACATATCACGGGAAACCTTCAAAGGGGTTGCTTGCTGGGTGTAACACTCGCACCGCTCCCCCATGGAGACACATGCCGCAATGTGAGGAGCGACGGTAGGGGCCGTTAAAGCGTCATAGCGAGGCGCAGACTCCGGAAAGCCCTCAACACGGGGCGTATAGGCCTCTACAGACGTCAACGCAGGCACAGGAGGGGCCACGGTAGCGGATGGCGCTGGAGAGGCCACAGGAGAGGCCGAGGAAGATGCAACGGGAGGAGGCGTTTTAGACTTTGGGACAGCATTCTGGAACGACTGCCAACCGAGGTAAACCAGCACCGGGACAAATATGGCCATGGCAACCAAGAGCTTGACCTGAAAGGGAATCTTTATTTTCGCAGTGTCCAGGCTCGTCGAGTTGTACCAACTGTAGACCTCCTTGGGGTACGGCACCATTTGAAGACTACCGGAAGCACTGGACCCCGCCTTCTGGCATTGGTCATTGACAGAGTTGTATTCGATAACCGACACAAGAGGGGCACCACTGGCACGCTTTAAATGCTGATGCCAGCCGGGGGAACCAATCAAACGCCGAACGAAGGCATCAATATTGAGAGGGTGCTGAGTAATGAGGTAGAAATCGAAACCCCGCCGCCGATGCTCTGCCAGCATCTTGATGTATTCGGGCGCAGGTTCTTTGCCACTACGAACGGGAAAATCATTGTGGCATTCATCAACGATGAAGATAGCCCCATCTGGCTGCGCTTGCCAATCTTTGATGTCGATTTTCTGCCAGCCGAAATCAGCCACCAGCTCGAACCGACCGTTATAGTAAACCGGACGATTTTCTTTTACGGACTTTTCCCGAACGTCACGCAGCGTTAACAAGGTTTTGCCTGTGCCATTAGCCCCAGTGCGGAGATAGATCAT